GACTTCGTTTTCAGCCATGGTGGGAGAGACCTCCGGCGGGATGCATTGCGCCCGGATCTCATGAATGTTGTAGCAAGTGGGCCCGGAAAAGCGTGAAGCCCGGAACTCGCGTTCCGGGCTTCGGGTGCCGAGCGGTGATCAGCGAGTGATCACCGACGAGCGATCACCAGCGGTCGCCGCCGCTGTCGCCGCCGCCGTAGCCGCCGCCGCCACCGCCGTAGCCGCCGCCACCACCACCGCCGCCGGAGGCGTTGTCCACGGTATGCCCGGCACCGCCCGCACCGCCGGCCGCCTGCGCCCTCACGCGGTAGCGCTTGCAGCCCGGCGTCGGCTGGTACTGTGCGGCGTTGGTGTTGACCCCTAGCGGATCGGTGACCGATCCGGCGAGGTAGATGATCGTGTTCACGCCGCGCGAGACGTTGACCGCCGCCCACTTCGACGCGCTCACCTTGACGATCGTCACGGTGTCGCCCTTGGTCGTGAGCAGGTAGGTCTGATCGACGCCGATCAGCTCGGTGCCGCTGCCGTCGATCGTGAGCTTGTTCGTGTCCGCGTCGAGAATGAAGGTGGCCGACCATCCCAGCCACACGTTGGCCAGGGCCGGCAGCGTGGCGGTCACCGCGCCGCCGCTGGTGGACACCTCGAAGATCCGCCCATTGTCCGCCGCCACCACCGACCAGCTCGCGCTCTTGGCGACGCTATCGATCCACGAGGCCGCGACCATGTTCGGATCGTGATCGACAAACACGTCCTTGGTGCCGGCGGCAAAATTGACCTTTGCATTGCCGTTGGTCGATTCGAGCACCAGATCGCGCGAGAGCGTGTCGGGCGTCGCGTCGGTCACGGTGCCGATGCCGCGCTCCCAGGCGCCGGTCGCACTGTCCACGATCGTGTACGTCGTGCGATTGCCCGAGCCGATGCCGGCGACGAAGGTCTGGAACTGCGACACCGCACCGGCAAGCGAGAGCGTGCCCGTGCCGGTGGTGGTGGTGGTTTCGCGGACGCGCGAGGCGACTTTAAGCGGCATAGAAGGCGCGCTCCCTGATGGTGTAACGCTGGCGGAAGATGGCGAACTGCTCCTGCACGAGCGGCTCGGCGCGTTTTATCAGTCCGATGATCGAGTCCTGCACGCTCGTGGCCCCGCCGGGCGAGATCATCACGAGCACGTCGCGCGACTGCCCATTGCGCCGCGCCAGCTCGAAGGCGTTGGCGTGCATCTCGGCCGAGTTCATGAAGCCCAGCGTGAACTCGAACAGTCGCGCGCGCGGCCCCTCGTCAACGAACTCCGCGCCGCTCGCGGTCTCGGTGATCCGGCTGCCGTCGAGGTAGGTCTTGCCCCACCCGTAGCTCAGATTCGCCGACGGCGTCCAGGCCGGCCCGAGCCACGCGCGGCCGATCCGCAGGTTGCCCTCGGCCACGCCCGCGTCGCTCAAGTCGATGCGCCAGTAACGCGCGCTCGTCGCGGCCGGCAGCGCGCCATAGGCCGAGCGGTAGTTGTCGTCGAACTGCCCGGCGAGCGTGCCCGAGTCGTAGATCAGCGAGGCGACGCACGTCGGATCTGCGGTGCTGGCGCGGATCCGCATCGTCGCGCCCGCCGTCAAGTTCGTAGCGGCCACCGCCCACACCTCGACCGACTTGGCGCTCCCGAGATCCGCGATCATGTAGGCCGACGTGATGCCGGCCGGCGTGCGCCATTGCTTCGAGGGGTAGGGGTGGGTGACGTTGGTCACCGGCAGCGTAACGATCTGCTGATCTGCCGACAGATCCGCGTCGTCGAGATAATTAACCCACGCGAGTTTCATTGTCATGCGAGCACCACCAGCTCCGATTCGTTGGCCTGCGCGTCAAGGTCGATGCCGAGCACCACGCCGAGCACGCCGCTATTGAGCCCGTGTCGCGGGTAGGTGATCTGCACCGTCTGGCCTATGTCCGCCGTCCATAGCGCGGGCTTGATGCGGAGCACGTACAGCCACCGCCGCTGCCCGAAGATCGCGAACTGGCGCTCGGCCTCGGCTTCCGCGTCGGCTTTCAGTTGCAAGGGCGAGATCTGCGGCTCGGGATCTGTGGCGAGCGGGTAGGTCGACAGCAGGCCGGTATTCATGTCGCTGGCGATGCGGTACTGCACGGCGACGAACGCGCGGCGCGCTGCCGTCGCGGCGGCCGCGAGATCGGTCTGCACCAGCCACGAGCGCTGATAGGCCACGCGCCAGCGCCACGCGAGCGGGGAGAGGCCGTCGGGCAGCGCTTGGCGGGTGGCGCTGACTATCTCGTCGTCGGTCAGCTCGAACTGCGGCGCTGCGCCCGCGAGCGCAATCTGGCCCACGGTGAGCTTGGATTGCAGCGAGAAGAAGCCGAAGCAGCCGACGCCGCCGAGCAGCTCGTCGATCACCTCTGCACACGTCGCCGGCTCGGCCAGGAAGATGCCGATCTGCCCCGGCTGCGCGGTGTTGAGCGCGGTAAAGCTCGCCGCGTCGAGGTCGCCAGGGACGAGCCCGCCGGCGTTGGTCGCGATGTCGGATACGATGTCGGCCAGCGTGGTGAGCCATGCCGTGCCGTTGTGCCGCCCGCGCACGTCGGCGGTGACGGTGCCGGCCGGCGTCGAGCCGAGCGTGAAGCGTCCATTGAGCGTGTCCACCGACCACTCGCCAGCAGCCGGCACGCCGGCCACTTTCGTCAGCTCGACGCCTCGATCGTAGACGGCCGTTATGTCCTCGATCAGCCCGTCGTGAACCTGATAAATCAGGTTGACCGCATCCACGAGCAGCGCCGGCACGTTGTAGCAGCAGCCATAGCACAGCGGCTTGATCCGCCCCGCGAGATCGTCGCCGCCCTCGGTGCCGCCGGTGCCGGCGTAGGTGCGGATCTGGATCGGCACTTCGAGTGCGTAGCGCTTGGTGCGGACGGCGAGCAACAGCTCGTCCTCGGTCAGCTCGGCCGACACCATCACGCCCTGGAAGATCGTCCCGAAGTCGCCCAGCGGGAAATCGGGCTCGCCCACCTGCACGCGCACCGCGCGGTAGTCGATCGCGTAGCTCGACGGGAAGGCATCGAGCGCGCCGTCGGTGTTCGAGATCCTGATCTCCGCCTGCTCTTGCGCGAGGCCGCCGAAGCGCGCGCCCAGGATCGAGCGCGCGAACGCAAGCGGCTGCGTGACGCGCTCGTCGAACCACTGGCTGGCCGGGGTGTCGGTGGTGTCGGAAATGTAGCCGCCGGTCGAGTAGCGCAGATCGACTACCGACGGCGTGAACAGATCATCCTCGATCGCGCCGAGCGGGTTCGCGCCGATTGCGTAGGTGCCGATCATGCGAGCTGCAAGGGCGAGAGCGTCACGAGGTATTCGCGACGCGCGCGCGGGTTCTGGAGCAGGTTGTAGAAGGCGGCGCCCTCGATCTCAGCGCGCGCGCTCGCCACCGGCACGTGCGAAGCAGGCACGGTGGGGCGCAGCGTCTCGGCGGTGCTGTAGGCGCCGACAGGGATGGTGCCGATCGCGTAGCGCCCGATCATGCGACCTTCCGCAGCCGCGCCTCGACGCGCGCGAGCGCGGCCTTGAGCGCGGTTGTCTGCTCGCGGATCGCCGCCACCTGATCGGCCGACGTTTCGCGTAGCGTGATCGTGAGCCCGGCGGTGATCTGCCGCTCAAGCTCACGCTGGCGGGTGAGCACCGTGTTGAGCGTGGTATTCACCTCGCGGAATAGCGCCTGATATTCCGGCCCGCTCGCGAAGGTGTCGCGACCGATCGTCAGCACCTCTTGCGCGACGCCGCCGAAGTTCTGGATCGCTTCCGCGTCGCCACGGCGAGCGAGGCGCGCCACGCGGCGGAACTCGGCCTGCGCAGCGTTGAAGCGGCCCATGGGGTTAGTGTTCGACAGGCTGCCGAAGCTCATTTCCTTTTGAAGCGCGGTGAGCGAGTCGATCCCGAGCATCTGCCGGCCCTGCTGCACGAGGCCGCGGATCTGGTCGGTGTATCCGCCTTTCATCGCGGTGAGCGTCGAGCGCTCGGCGCGGTTGATCTCGCTGATCGACAGCCCGAGATCCTTCGCGTTCTTGCGCAGATCAGCGAACTGCTTGATCACGGCGTCCACCGCGTCGCGGTAGGCCCGCATCGCGTCGCTGCCCTTGAGAATCTCTTTCGCGCGCTCTTTCTCGGCGGCCTGCTCGGGCGTTTCCTTCACGCCCTTGGTCTTGACGATGTTGAGCACCGCGTCGACGAGCGCCTGCGCGCTGTCGAAGCCCTGCCGCTGGAAGCCGCCTTTCGGGCGCAGCGCGGCCGGCAGGAAGTCGAGGTAAAACGGCTGGCCGCCGGCCTTGTCGGCGTTGGTCACCTCGGTGAAGCCGAAACCCCCGTTGAAGTTCAGTTTGTAGCCGGCGGCCGTGAGCGCGTTCAGCTCGCGCGCGAGCATCGCGCCGACGCCGCGCGCCGCCGACGATCCGCCGGGGCCGCCCTTGTCCTTGACCGAAAATTGCCCGTATTCCGGTTGAAAGACGGACGCCGCGCTCACCTTGCGCTTGGGCTTGCCGCTGAAAAGGCCGCTGATCAAGCCGCCGATCACGGTGCCTGCGACGGCGCCGATCGGGCCGCCGAAGCTGCCAAGCATGGTGAGGGTCGAGCCCAGGCCGCCGCCGATGAGGCCGCCCGCCATCGAGCCGAGCCCGTTGTCGATCCCGAGCACGCTATTCAGCACGCCGCCCGCCATCGCCCACGGGGCATTCAGGCCCGCGCCCGCGCCGAAGGACTGCCCCCAGGCGCCCGCGCCCAGCATGTCGGCGATCCCGATCCCGACCGATGCGCCAAACTCGGACTGCATGCCGCTGAACAGGCTGGACAGGTTGAAGCCGCCCGAGAATAGGCCGCTGCTGCCACCGCCGCCGCCAAACGAGATCCCGTTGCTGCCGAAGCTGATCCCGCCGCCGCGACTGCCGCCCATGCCGAAGGCGCCCGACACGCCCTCGATGATAGGCCGGATCACCATGAGCGCGGCCAGCTCCGACGCGAGTCGAACGAAGATCGCTTTGATCTGCTTGCCCAGGTCGCCGAAGGACTTCACGCCGCCCGAGAAGATCTGCTCGAAGGCATCGGCGAAGGAACTCTGCACGCTGCGGAGCGCGTTGTTGAACGGCTCGGCCAGTTGCTCGGCCTGCCGCTCGGCCTCGCGCTCGCGCTCGCGTTCGAGGTCGCGCGCCTCTTTCTCGGCGTCCTTGATCGCCTTGCTGCGCAGGCGCGCCGACTCCTTTTCCCAATCGCGCTCACGCTCGATCGACTGCTTGATCAGGTAGTCGTGAACCTCGGCCGATTCCTCGGCCGCCTTCGCCAGATCCTCCTTGATGTCAAGTTCCTGCGCGAGATCCAGAAGGCGCTGCTTCTGGAGCTTGGAGAGCGAGACGAGGGATCCGTGCTCGGTCTCGAATCGGATCTTGTCGACGTTGGTCGACTCCTTGGACAGCTCGATCTGCTGGGTGAGGTTCTCCTCGGCGCGCTTGAAGGCGTCGTCGATCTTGTCTTGCGCCTTGGCCGCCGCCTTGGCCGCCTTCTCCGCCCCGTCGACAGTCGCCTGCCACGCCTTCTCGCGCTCGCCCGCGTAGCCCTGGAGATACTCGGCCACGGCGCGCGTGTCGCGCTTCAGGGCGTCCACGCCCTCGCGGCCCAGCTCGATGATCTGCTTGTTCAGCTCGTCGATCTTCGCAATGCGCTTGCCGATCTCGGCGAGGCGGGCGAGATCGCGCTGGTTCTCCTCCTCCAGCTTGCGGCGTCGGTCGGCGCCGAGCGCGCCCGTATCGAGCAGTTGGAAGCGCTCAGTAACGTCGGCGCGCAGCTCCGACTGGCGCTGCCGCAGCTCGCCGTCGCTCATGGAGTTGGTGCTGCGCGCGATCACCCCGAGCTGATCTGCGGCCCAGGCGGCCGTCGGGATCAGGGTGTCGGTGAGGTACTTCGCGACGTCGGTGAGCACCGGCAGCAGCGCGGTGCCGAATGCGACCTTGAGATCATCCACCGCGTTACCGAAGCGCGCGAACTCGGCGGACGCGGTCTGCGTCGCGCTGGGCAGCGCCTCGGCGAAGGTCTTGGTTACCTCGTCGGCGAATCGCGGCAGGAACTCGTCGGCGAGCACCTCGCCATCTTCGAGCATCTTGTTGAGCTGCTGCGTCGTCACGCCCATCGCGCGCGCGGCGATTTGGAACGCGCCCGGCAGTCGCTCGCCGAGCTGCTGCTTGAGTTCCTCCGACGAGACGGTGCCCTTCGAGATCATCTGCTGGAGCGCGTTGATCGCACCCGCAGTCTGATCGCTGGAGAGGTTCAGGACGCGCGACGCCTCGGCGACGGCCGAGAACACGCGCTGCGCTTTCTCGCCTTCCAGGGAGGTGCCGCGCGCGGCGGCGGCGAGCTGGGTGTAGGACTGCGCTGCCGCCTTGAAGTCGATCCCGAGCCGGTTCGCCTCGTTGCGAACGAAGGCGAGCGCCTGCTGCGAGCCCTGCACAGTGCCAGTGGCGAATTGAAGCGCCGACTGGAAGCCCTGCATCTGCGTCGCGGCGCCCGCGAGGTCGCGCACCAGCAGGCCCAGGCCCAGGCCCGCGATCGCGCTCTTGAGGCCGGAAATGTCCTTGCTCAGCGTGCGGACGATGGCCGACTGCTGTTTAAGCTCGTCGTTCGCCTTGCCGGCTTCGCCGCGCAGCTTGGCGAGTTCGTCCTTGGAGATGCGCAGCGCGCCCGACAGGCCGCTGCCGTCAGCTTTGAGCGATACCGATACTGTCAGATTTTCGGACACGGGCGGCGGCCTCTCGTTCGCTCATGTGATTCACGATCGCGATCTCCATCGTCTGGAGCTGCGCGAACAGCTCCCCGTCGCACGCGATCCCCGCGAGCGCGAGGCCGGCCTGCACGCCCTCGTAGCGAAAGCCCTCGCGGCGCATCTGGGTCTGCACCGCGAGGAACGCTTCGAGCGCCGGCCAGTTGCACTCGAAGATCTCGATCTCGGCCTCGTCGTCGTCTGCGCGGTAGCGCTCGACGATCTCAGGCGGCGCGCCCCAGGCCGCGAGATCCTCCTCGACGTGGTCGCCCTCGGGGCGGCCGCCGGAGGCCCAAGCGAGCGCCGCCTCCCTCAGTTTTTTGCCGGCGCGCCCGCGACAAATCCCACGTAGGCGCGCGAGATCGCGGTGGCCACGTGCGTGTACTCCAGCAGCTCGGCGCGGTTCTCCAGGGAGAAAGGCATTTCGTTGCCGTTCGCGTCATAGATCCCGCTCCAGCCGACCAGCACGCGCTCGATGAGCGCCTGATCGCCCTGGTCCGAGAGCTGCACAAACTCGCTGCGCTTGAGCATCACGAATTGAGCGGTGAACGTGCCCTTGCTCACGGTGCCGTGCGCGCTGGGTGTGGTGACGGTGACCGGCCACGATTCCGGGGTGTCCATGGGTTTGAGCTTGAACATATGCGCCTCTCTTGGGGGGTGGTGTTTTCTTACTTGATGGTGATCAGGAAGTCGTCGTCGCCGACGGTCGGCACAAAGGACAGGCCCATCGAGACGGTCGCGCGGCCGTCGCTGTCGCCGTAACTCGGGTTGAGCACCTGCACCACGTCGGCGGTGAACTCGAAGATCGCGCCCGCGCTCACGCCGTGGGTGATGGTGAGCGCGCCCGTTGTCGAGCCCTTGGCGGTGGTGAACCAGTCCTTGGTGCCGATGGTCGGCGCCTCAATCACGCACGAGCCGGCCGGCTTGCGATCGACGATCAGCACCGACTCGTCATTGACCAGATCAAGGTGGCTCACCTGATTCGCTTGGTTGAACTCGAACGAGTACATCACGTAGTCGGCCGCATGCAGGTTGAAGGTCGGCGTGTTGCCGTTGTTCACCGGCAGCGGCACCTTGAACGCGGTGAAGTCCGGGGTCGGATCTGTGACGCTGGCCGGCGCGTTCCACAGGCCCAGGAACGAGAACCGCAAGCGCGGGATCTGGTTCGCGCCCAAGGTGAAGCCGAAGGTGCCGCGCGCGCCGGTCAGCTTGTGGCGCTGGCCGTCGAGGTGGAAGTAGATCGTGAGCGACTTCTCGCCCGTGGAAACCGGCGCATATTCGACCTTGGTCGTCGGGGTGATCGTTTCATTGAGGCCGCAGGCGCGCAGCAGCGGGCCGTAAGCCGGCGCGGTGCCGGCGGCGCCTGCACCCGCGATCTCGACATCGAAGGTCACGCCGATATGGTTGCCGACGTGGATCGACAGATCATTGCCGAGCGAGGGGCGCACCAGATCGCGGTTGATCGTCTCGGCGATCAGCGGCTGGAACTGGAGATCGTGAACGAGGATCGCGTTGGCTGCGCCGGTCGGGGTCGGATCGACACCGTAGGACACCTCGATCTTCGCTAGGACGATTCGCTTGCGGTATTTCAGGGGCATCGGCGGGATCTCCAATAGGCGCGGGGCCGGCTTTACTCGCGCGGATTATTGGGCTGTGAAAGCGGCGAGAGGCGCGGGCGTTGGCCTGCCCGCGTGCCGGGGCTCAGGTGGCGCGGAGCTGCGAATCGACGGTGAACTCCTCGGCCCAGTACAGCACGCCGCCGTCGAATGCCTGGAGCCCGCCGCCCGCGTAGGCCAGCACGCCGTCGGCGTCGGGGTGCTGCCAGCCGAGCAGCGCGGCGAATACCGACTGGCGCAGCTCGTCGAGCGCGTCGTCGTGGGCGGCCTCGCCCTGCGCCTTGGACACGTCGCGCACCACCAGCAGCACGCCGAAGCGGTGCTCGACGGTCTGGATCACGGCGTTGACGCCGCGATTCGGCTGCGGGTTGTCGCGCAGCGGCACCACGTAGGCGGCGGGCGTCGCGGGCGTGGTGGTGAGCTTGGCGAGGTCGACGCCGCCGCCGACGATGCGCAGCGTGGGCACCTGCTCGCGCAGGCGATCGATCACGGGTTTAAGCCGCATTGCCGGCCCCCTGTGCGTCGCCCGCCGCCGCGACGATCTCGGCGATCTTGCGGTTGATTGCCTTGGTCGCCGCGCCCGACCACGCGGCCGGCAGCGCGTTGATGGGCAGGAAGGGCCGCGCCGGCAGCACCACCGGCCCCTTGGTGTAGACGGTGCTCCCGCCCTTGCCGTTGATGTTCAGCGCCTTCGCATACTGCGCGCCGCCGATCTGGAAGCGGAGGAACTTTGCCTTAACCGGCTTGATCACGGCGCCGAATTGGTGAAAGGGCGCGTAATAGGTGTTGGTGCCGAGTCGCAGCAGCGCATCGGAGCCGCCGCCCTCCACAACGAAGGTAAACGAGTTCTGCAAGCGGCGGGTATCGCGCAACGGCTGGCCGGCGCGGACCTTGAGCGGCGCCCACGGCTCGCCGTAGGGGCTTTTGCCTACCTTGAAGCCGAGCTGCACGAGCGAAAGCCATGCCGTGCCAACGTCGCGCAGGGCTGGCGAGGGATCTGCGCCGAGCTGGGCGAGGCCGTCGAGCGCGTCCTCCAGCCCCTTGCTCGCGATGGTGATCGTGTCGCTCATTGGCTGATGAAGTCCGCCAGGGTCGAGCGGCTGAAGGTGCGATCGTCGTCGGGATCTGCGAGCGCGAGGCCTGCGACGCCGCCGCTGGTCGCGGGCGCGATGGTCGGGTCGCTCAGGCTCGCCTTGCCGAGCGACAGATCGCGCAGGTAGGCGCGCGTGTCCTCGAAGTCCTGCCGCACGTGCAGCGGCCGCTCGCTCGTCCACAGCTTGTAGAAGGCGATCGCCATCGAGGCGGCCTTGATCTCGTCCGGGGCGGTGGCGAGCGGCACGCTGTAGCCGATCCGCAGGTAGCCGTCGATCATTGCGTCGGCCTGCGCGATCGCGCCGTCGATCAGCTCGTTGTCGGCGTCGCCCGAGTTGTCGCGGTCGGCGAGCTGCTTGATCAGCTCGGCGCCGTACTGGCGGATCAGATCGGCCTTGGTGGAGTAGGGCATTCGGTCAGTCCTTCACGCGGAAGCTCAAGCCGTCCTGCCACACGATCCCATTCGGATCGGTTGCGGTGTAGACGATCAGGCGGCCGTCGTTGTAAGTGCCGGGCGTGGCCGGCGTGGCGAGCAGGCCCAAGCGCAGGCGCAGCACTCCATTGGCGCCGGCCTCAAACGCTTGCGGATCGACGGTGCTGTCGGCGATCTCGCCGTCAGCCAGGATGATCTGCCAGCGAGTCGCGAGCCCGGTGTCGAAGGGCGCGTCGTTCTGGTAGAGCGTCCACTCGATCTGATTGTCGCGCCCGTTGTACACCGGCTCGGTATTGCGCACTCAAGATCCCATTTGCCTCTCTCAATTGGCTACTCGGTAGCCGCTGGCGCGTTGGATACCCTGCCCGCCGTCGCTGCGATCGATGCGTCGCTGCGCGGTGGCGCTGGCGAGCGACTTGCGCGCGTAGCTGCCGCCGCTCACCTCGGTGATGGTGCCGGCCTCGGTATCCGACGAGGCAGTGGCGAGCGCGAGGTAGCACGTCGGCTGGGTGTAGGCGCTGCCGCCGAAGGCGTGGTCGAGCAGCTTGTTTTCGAGGTAGTTCGTAAAGCCGGGCATGGTTCAATCCCTCCCCTTATTCGTCGCGCGCCGGGGGCGCATCGACCGCATCGCGATCGGCGGCCTTCACCGGGAAGCCGCAGCGGCGGTTCAGCTCGCGCAGGTGCGCGCGTCCGTCCTCCGTCCACAGATCGCGGTCGGCGCGCTCGGGGTCGCTTTCCAGCATGGCGGCAATCGCGCGAGCGATGGCCTCGGCGCGTTCGTCGCCTGCTTCGACCGCGCCATCGCGGATCAGCGCGGCGAGGGTCTCGGCGTCGATGCCCGCCGGCAGGGTGTCGCCCGCCTCGTAGCGTCGGCCGCCCATCTTGATCGCATGCAATGCTTTCATGGTCAGACCTCGGTAAAAGACAGGGCCGCGCCGACAGTCGCCGTGCGCGGCCCTGGTGGGTTGCTCGCTTCGCCTTACGCCACGGCGCCGGAGATCAGGTAGCCGAGATCGCTGGCTACGATCTTCTCGCCGACCGACTCACCGACGCGCACCACGCGGCCGCCACGCAGGCCGATGTTCGGGTCGACGATGGTGCCCGCGATGCGGCTGCCGTACTGCGCCGTCCAGCCGAAGGTGGGGGTGTTGCCGGCGACGTTGCGCGACTGCGGATTGAGGTGCAGCAGCGCGCAATACTTGCCCCACAGGCGCGAGTAGCTCGCGGTCTGGCCGGCCTTCGCGGAGTTGTACCAGCTCAGGCCGACGATCACGCGCACCTCGAACAGATCTTCGAGCGCGCGGATCGGCACGATGCCGGTATCGCCCGAGCTGCCGTTGAACGCCTTCACGATGCGCGGGTGGGTGCGCAGGTAGCGCGCGACGGCCTGCCCGATAACCATGGTGTTCGGCCGCATGATGCAGGCATCGAGACCGGTCAGGATGTCGTCGATCGGGTTCGAGGCCGTTTCCGCATGCACGTTCCACTGATCGTTGCCGGTCAGGGTGACCTTGTTCGCGGTCGGGTACTGGGTCGCGTCGAACACGAGATCCGCCACGCGCTGCTCGCGGTCGAGCGCCACCAGATCGGCGAGCATCTGCGTCGCGTTCGCGAGCGGATCCATGCCGGCCGGCGCGTTGTCGATGTCCTCGTTCGGGATCGGATCTTCGAGGCCGAAGTCCTCGGCGCTGCCGGCGTCCTCGCTGCCCTCGAACTCGATGCGGTTCGGCTGCGACGCGCGGCCCACCTTGGTGTCGGGCACGGTGAACGCGTTCGGCTTGTCCCACTTCTTGAACTTGTACTCCTTGCGCATCACGGGGATACGCGGGAGCACGAGGTCGGCGATCATGCCCTCGAGGCCGAGCGCGCGACCGTCGTCGGGCGAGTAGAGGCGGGTCACGCCGTGCGCGTGCAGCTCCTCGATCTCGGTGGGGAGAATCGTGCCACCGCCGCCGCCGAAGATGCGCGTGCTCGCGCCGCGTTCGGCGAGCAGGTCGTGCATGTACTTGAAGTACTCGACGTGCCCGCCCTGGTACGACGTGATGGCGACCCCCTGCACGTCTTCTTGCAAGGCCGCCGTGACCACGTCATCCACCGAGCGGTTGTGGCCCAGGTGGATCACCTCGGCGCCCATCCCCTGCAGGATGCGCCGCATGATGTTGATCGCTGCGTCGTGGCCGTCGAACAGGCTGGCGGCGGTGACGAAGCGCACCTTGTGCGTGGGGCGGTAGTTGGCGAGGGCCGTGTACTCGGCGGACAGGTCGGTCATGGCG